AAAGATAATATATTCCCCATCATCTGACCTCGATTAACCTTGACCTCGTTATAAGTCCGAGAAGGACCTCTCCCCACCGGTACACGAACCTTAAGGAAACAAAAGGATTTCCAGGCAAGTGTCCGAATGGCATCCATAAAACGATGGCCCTGCATACTGAGGGTTATGGGAAACTCAAAGGTCGTCTGCGAGAGCAGGCAATCTAGAGTATATTCCGTAGCCCATAGATAAATGTTATCAGTAGCAGCTTCATAATCTCCACTAACATACTTCTCTCCTTTCTTGAGGAGAGGAAGGGATTGAATAGCACTCTCAACGTTGGCTCCACCCACCAATTGGTAGGTACTCGTGTTCCTTAGAACATCATGCCATGCTCGTTGTAGAGGCTTAAGCAGATTAAGGTACCAGGATTGTTTCGTAATGATCCTGACCTTTAGGGGTTCTAATAATCCAACAGGTTCGGCCTTCTCATAGCCCTGTCTCTCTAGGTCCCAACAGTAAACTTGTTTGACCATTAAGTCAAGGAGTACTGTGAGGAGTGAAGCCCAGTGTGGACGCAGCATATCTACTACGTCTTCTGCTGAGTGATACTCCTCCAGAACGGACTCAAGTTTGTCGATCTTCTTAAAGAAGTTGATCGATGACTGGATTTCACTTAATTCAAGTGCATCAATCCAAGAGCCCCGTTCATACTCATCAACTAGGTCCTGGACAATCGTCCTAACATAGTTCTGTAGACCACCCGTTGCTTTCGTCTCTTCAAGACAAGAAGAGGTAGAAGGAGCAAAGGGCCTCGAGAAATCGGCTACGAAGGACCCTAAACTCTCGACCTCTCTTTTTATAGCAGCCTTTATCTGGCGCTTGAGAGGGAATGAGTCCGGATCCTCACGTGATAGTTTTTCTTGATATTCCTTCAGCTTCATTTCAACGAAGTCATCCGGAACATTAGGGAATAGTCTCTTAGAGTACGCTATCACACCTGCTAGACGGATAATTCGGCGACCAAAACGGCCGCCACGTCCGAAGACGTTTTGGAAGAAACTTCGAGGTTGTGGTTTCATAAAACCATAAGGTACCTGTGTAAGTCCAGGAGGTAATTCATCTCCCAAACAGTAAGGAATCCAGAAGCTGACAAAGTTCTTGATGAACTTGACAGCTGCTGATATTTCTGAAATTCCAAAATGTTCACAGACACGCTCAATGTCTAGTATACCACATGTCTTAAAGTCTCTTCCTAAAAGGGACAGTGTTTCCACCATCCCATTGTCGCATTCCTGAAGGAATGCGACATGGGTCATAACTTTGGTCTTCCTAGGAGTCTTTCCTTTCTCCAAACGAAGTCCAGTCGAATGATCGTTAATGACCCGTGTCCCCACCAAGGGACGCCGGTGCTGACGGTTATTTGAACCGACCGCGGGGTTTCGACCACCGCGCGGATATGTGTTATCT